TCGGGCGAACAGGTCAGCGTGGTCACGGCGAAGATGCGACCAGCCCATGATCCGGCGCTCGATCCACGCACCGCATAGCGTGCCGATGGTTCGATCCCCGACCCATCGGATGCTGTGGTAGGTGGGGCGGTTTCGCCTGCGGCTGAGGATGAACACCCACTCGGGCTCGTCGCTCATCGCCCTGCCACCTCATCGGTGCCGTCGAGGTAGCAGGCGTCGAGGAACTCGTCGGTGAGACCACGCCGGTCGATCTCATCCAACAGGAACTGCCACTCTCTGCTGTCGGTGTAGGTGGTGTGGTAGATGCGCCCCAACTCGATGTCGGATGCCTCCCGGTACACGCCGATCAGCCGGTGGCAGCGGCGGGCGTCACGGACAGCCGCGCCCGTGTCTGCGCCGATGATGACCAACCGTGACGCAAGATTGGCCAACTCGGTCAACTGGCTGTCAGGTGTGTCGCTGTAGGTGACGAACTCGCCGTCGCAGACTCGGCGGCGCATGATGTCTTCGAGGGATGACGCGATGCGGTAACCGATGTCGGCCGCAGCGTCCGCCAGCACCTGGTCGGCTATGTTGGTCCCGTCGCTCATCGCCCGGCCACCTCCCGAATCACGTCGGCGTTGAGGCCAGCGATGTTCGCCAGTCTACGCAGAGCATCCCATCCGGTGAACCCGTCGTCGGACCAGGCGGCACCATCGTCGTGAGCGTATTGCAAGGCGATGGCGAGGTCGAGCCTCCCGGTTGGCCACGCGACCCCTGCAAGATCGGGGTGCACGACGGCCAGCTGGCTCAGGCCATACTTGAAACTCTGTGCGGGGTGCCCGTCTGGGATGTGACAGCCGACAGCGCACTTACCGCCATCCGGCGCGAGGTAGGCGCACCTGCCGCTGTCGGTGGTGGCCTGGTGGCGCATGGACGCCAGGTGCCGAACTGTCTTGTCGAAGTAGTCCTGCGGTGTGACGCTCATCCTTACCTCGCTTTCCTTAGGTTGAGCTTGGGCAGAGGCAGCCCGGCGTGTCGGGCGACTTCGGTGGCCAGCAGCCACGCCGACCACGGGGTGTCATGTTCGGGGTTCGTCCAGTGGGCGATCGCTTCCTCAGCGGTGTTGAACGTGCGGCATCCAGCCACATAGCAGTTGCCGACAAACTTGAGCATGTAGCCTCGCCCGTCGTCGGGCAGCAGCACATCAGGTCGAGTTGTCACCCGGCCACGATCCATCGTGATCCACACCCCCACCGGCCAGCCGTCGTGGTCGGTTGGCCCAGGCTTCGCGGACACGAGGAACGGGTGGTAAAGGTCAGGGTTGTTGGGTAGGACCAGCGCATCGCAAGAGTCCGGCCACAGCCGCACCCAGCGGCCCACGGCAACCCCACGATGCGACTCTGCGGCCCATTCCGCCGAGAACGCGTGCGAGCGGCTGGCGTGAGCGGCGGCGTGCGAGCCACGGCCAGCAGTCATGGCGTGTGAGTAATCACCGTATGTGGCAACGTAGGAGTCGTCGTGGCCGTTGGCGACTGAGTTCCAACCGGTGAAGGTGACCCTGGCGTTCGTCATCGTTCGCTCCAACGTTGGAAGTCGGTGCTGTCGATCCACTCGTCGATCACGTCGGCTCCGGTCACCCGCTGCGGGTTGCCGCCACTGTCGAACAGCAGCACCTCCAGCGTCCCCGGCTCCGTGCAAACCCAGGCAACCGCTTGAGACCGCGCGGACGGGTCCTGAACGAGCCGGTCGAGAAGAAGGTAGAAGTCTATGTTGCTCATGTCACCGGCTCGTAGGTGGTCTCGAAGGTTTCGGGCTTGCAAGGGTAGAACTCGCCTGCAACACCACGAATGATCCAGTCGCCAACATCGGCCACCATGACACCCTCAAGCGTGGGAATCTGGATGAACTCGTGAACGTCTGTCGGGTCGCTGGGCTTGGGGCGTTTCAGCCACCGTCCGCCGCACCACTCGGCAATGGCTGCTCCATTGGAGCCATTGAACTGAACAGCCTCAATGACGACAGGCTTCTTGCGGAACGTACTTACCTCAAGCACGGAAGTCCCCTCTTTCGATCATGGCTCCTGCTCAGGTTCGCCCCCCCGATCCGGGCATGGGGCCGGCTCCCAACTGGCGACACGCCGCCGCACCAACTCGAACTGGCGTCGCAGCTGGTCATACACATACAGGCAGTCGGCGTGCAACTGGTCGACGGGTTCCAGCGGGATCATCACGCCACCACCCTCGCACCGGCCACCGCCACCTGATCCGCCAGCAACCTCAACCAGCCAGCCAGCGCCGCGCGGGACGCCGCCGACAACGTGAGATGGTGGCCGTCGTTCTCCACGTGCGCGTACACAACGCCGGTCGACTCATCCATCCACACCCGCAACACCTCGGTGCCGTCGATCATCTGGTGATACCTGCTCGCTACTGCCATCGTCAATCCGTCTCCTTGTGTGTGTCTGTTGAATCTCGCAGTTCGGTCATCAACCCGATCAGGTAATCGACCTGGAACTGCGACAGGTCCGAAAACGACTTGATGTTCACACCCAGCATGTCGGCTGAGAACCTCAACCGGGTGTCACGATCCCAGCCGAGATCGTTCGAGAGCGCCATGACACGCCGCCGCTGCTCCAATGTCATCCCCACCGACGCATCCTCGTCTGATGGCTGTGCCGTAGCGGTTTTGCGAGTTTTCGCCGCCCGCTTCGCACCCATGTCCACCACGTCAGCGGGTCCTGCTGTGTCGTCGACAGGTTCCAGTGTGGAGGGGTGCGCGTCCATTGCTCGCACAATCCCTTTGAACACGTCCCGCAGGAACGGCAGGTCCTCCAACTCGAACCGTTCCTTCTGCGCGATCCGCAACACTTCCTCCGGGTCGACGCCTTTGCGGTCACATGCTTCGCGGAACCGGCGTTCGGCTTCCAGGCGTTCCGCTTCCCGGTCCGCTGTCTGCTCGGCTGCCGGCAACGCTCCCTGGGGGTGTTCTTGCACGTCGATCACGTCGCCTTCGCTGTTGACGGTCGCCCCCAGCTCGTCTGGGGTGTACGCCACCCCCAACGTCACATCCGCGAACAGGCGACGGCACAACGCTGACACGGCCCGCGCCCACATCATGTCCCGCGGGTAGTTCCGCCAGTTCTGTTTCCCCAACAGGTTCGCTCGGCGGGCGTCGTCCATGCTGTAAATCACAGTCATCGTGTCCCCAGTGTCGGCGCGTGTTCCCACAACCTGAGCGCGTTCATCGGTCACATCCCCCGACACCGAGTGGCCAGCGCGACGCACCAACGCCAACATGATCTCCGGTTTGAGCGACGGGACCCCTTCGATGATATGAAAGGACCGCAACGCCATCGCCGGCGACCAACCGAAATCTTGACCGGCAATCATCGCCAACAGCACGTTCTCCGGTTTCCCCCGATACGCGGCGGGCACCATCGACGATTTCGCCAACGTGCCCGCCACCTGCATCATCCCGTTCCAATCCGAGATGGGCACCATCTCTGTCATCGCCTGGCTCCTTTCACCAGCTTCAGCGACCGCCCCTGCGACGGGGGCACCGTGTAACCCTTCCTGTCGTACGGAGCCCACGAGGCGACGGTCACCCCGTCTATCGTCGCTTCCTCCGCGCCTTCGTCTGCGAGGAACTTGGCGATCCTCACCTTGCAGTCCTCAACGATCTTCTTGTCGGCTGCCATCCGAGCGTTCGCAGCCTGCCAATCCGCCACCGCCTCATGCAGATGGGATGGCAGCTCGACGGTGGGAACCTCCGGTTGCGGATGCAGGCGTGCGAGCTGTTCCACGTTGAGCCCCACCCACGCGGGGATCATCCCCATGTCGATCGCCGCCAACCATTCCTCCGCTTTCTCGGTGTGGTGCTGTTTCTCCCACGCCTCAACGGTCTGCTCGTGCAACGCGAGGTCCAGGTTGCCGTCCAGGATGACCCACACGATGCGATCCAGCCCGGTGCAGATCGCCTGCTGGACACCTTGCCAATACCACTGGCGGGGCAGTGTCCCGGTCCAGTTTCCGCGGGTGGTTTTCGCTTCCACCACCAGTGTCGGGGCGGACACGTCGCCGCTGATGCCGTCGATGGTGGCGATGAACCGTCCGGCGACGTACATGCGGTCGGGTGCGTACACGTCGTGGCCGAGCTCTGCTGCGGCCCACGCCAACAGCGACGGTTCCAGGAACGCACCTCGGCGCATCGCCGCGCTCTCGCCGCCTGGTGGCGGTGGGCTGTCCGAGAGCATCTCCAGGGCGAGGTCACCGGGGTTGATGTAGCGGTGCTCACCGTGGATCGCTGCGGCGGCGGAAGCTGGGATGCGTCGCAGGCCGTGCTCGTCAGCCCACCGGACCGCCAGCCATTCGGGGGAGCCGTGTTCGGGTTTCGGGATCGTGCGGACGGTCACAGGTTGTCTCCTAACAGGTCGGACAGGGTGACACCGAACGTGTCTGCGAGCACCAGCAGCGTGATGAACGTGGGGTTCGCGTAGGGGGTTTGCAGCGCGGTGATGGTGCGTGGCGACAACCCGGAGCGGTCGGCGAGTTCTTCGTTGGTCCATCCGGCTTGCCGTCGCAGGTGGCTGATGCGTGCCGCTAGCGCCGTCTGCGCTTCACCCAACTCCATGACAGGCACTCTACTGCTACGCAGTATGTTGCGTCAAGAGGTTTTCGCTCACGCCTCGACACGCTGGGTAGTCGGCGGACTCCACGAACAGAATGTCCTCGGCTGGTGGCTGCTGCGGCAGATGGCCGGTGTAGAACGCTGCGAGATGATCCCAGCCGTTCATGTGGCACAAGTCGATGATGCGGGCCAGCGGCTCCGCCCGACCGGGGCGGGCAAGATGAGCGGCCATCAGCTCCTCCATCGCCGTGTTCACCCCGCCAGGCAGAAACGCCGCCATCCACCCGGCCCGATACTGCGCCCACCAGCGTTCCTCTTCCCAGCCGCCCATCTGCGCGCGCCGGTGGTAGTAGATGAGCGCCGCTTCCCAGTCGCCCATGTCCTCGAAGGTGCGAGCAAGGTAGAACACCGCACGCGTGTCGTCGGGGTGCTGCCCGAGATGCTCGGTCAGGAGCTTGCGGTCGCGTTCGAGCTTGTCTGTGCGGCTGCCACCGTCGGCGTGGTCGATGATCCGCAGCACATCGGTTCGAGCCGCTCGAGCGTGGTCGTACACGAGCGTTTCGTGTGTGACACCCTGATAGCGCCACACCCGGTCGCCGCGCACCAGGCGGGCGTTGTAGTGCCGCCACCCTGTTTCGTGCGGCACCAGGTACACGTCGATGTTGTCGGGGGTGTCAGCGAGCAGGCGGCGCAACTCGTCCGGGTCGCAGGCGATCTGGTGGTCGGCGTCCAACAGCAGCAGCCAGTCGTTCGCGTCGGCGGCTGTTTCCATGAGCAGGTTGCGGTTGTGCTCGAAGTTGACCCACTGCTGGCTGTGCAGGATGAACGGCAGGTAGTCCTGGTTAACCAGCCATGACCATGTTCCGTCGGTGGAGCCGGTGTCGTGAACGATCATGTTGTCGACGACACCTTCGAGTGAGGTGACGCAGCGTTCTATGACGCGGATTTCGTCGCGGACGATAAGGCAGGCGGTGATCCCCATAGAGGGCAGCATAGGGTGTGGGGGCGATGGCGGCGAGGCCACCCGATCCTGGTGGTCTCGCGCCGCCATCTAACGGCCGAGCGGGACGGCCTATGACCTCATTGCGTCGCGTCGCGTCGCACGGTGCGGGCGTCCACAGGGAGCGTTGCTGTTTCGGGTGCGAGACGTTCCGCAAGTGGAGCGGCCCATTGTTGGGGTCGCATCTCGGCAAGCTTGGTGAGCATGTCGTCGGGCAGCAGCTCCACAGGAGCGTCCACCGGTTGCACATCAGCGACGGTGCGCTGCTCGTCGACTGTGACATACAGCACCCCGTCGTCGTCGAGGTCGCCGTCAGGGATCGCACCGTCCCACACGTACATGCCGTCAACCAACATCGGTTCCCCGAGGATCACCCCGCCGATCTGCTTGCCGGTCCAATCTTCAGGTGAGCGAATCTGTCCCATCGGTCAGCCCCACAGCGAGTAGTAGTGGGCGATATCAGCGATCTCGTCGTTGGTGAGCGCACGGCGGATCACAGCGGCAGCCACCAGCTCCATGTCGGCGTAGGAGGTGCCTGCACCGGACAGACGACCGATGCGCATCACTTCCGAGTTGGTGAGCGACCCCGACAAGGTGGCGGTTGTCGATCCGGTTGGTTCGCCGTTGCGGCGGGAGCGGATCACCCCACCAGAGTCTCGGGTGACGACATGCACTGACAGGTTGCCCAATGTTTCGGCGGTGGAGTCAGCGGTGGCGTTGGTGGTGCCGTCACTCACCTGGGTGCGCAGCTTGAGGTCGCTACCGGACACGTTGCGTTGCAGTTGCCAGCCAGGATCGCTAGGCGTTGATAGTGACGCTCGTTTCGCGATCACGGCTGTCGTGCCGGCGGTCGCCCAGCCACGTCGAACCGCGATCACGGTGAACTGTTGCCCGGCACCGAAGTTGAGGTCCGCATGGTTGGGCACCTCGAAGTAGTCGTCGGTGCCGAACAGCCAGATCGGTCGTGTCACCAACGTCGACTTGCAACCCGAGGTGTGACGCAACACAGACACCGTTTGACCGGACGTGGCAGTGAACGAGGTAGCCGATGGGCTGGTGATATCCGCAGCCGAGTCGAACAGGAAGCGTTGCACACCATCGGTTGTAACCGACACCGCGTAAAACTTCCCGATCACGGCATTGGGGGCGAATGGGAAGCGGAGAGGGAGAGCAGGGTTGTTGGTCAACGCCCCTGCCGAGATGTTGCCGGTGCCGTGAACCGTCCACCCGCTGTTCGACGTCAGATCGGCCGCGGCAGTCGATTCCGTGGTCGTCTTGTAAAGCACTTGAACGGCGCCTGACGAAACAACATAGGTGAATCGCAGGCAACGCAACGAACCTGGAGTGAACACCCCAGCAGGCAAAGCGGTTGGTGTTGTGTAGAACCCCGATCCACCTGACCCTTGCAAAGCCACTGTGACAGCCCCTCCTGCCGTGATACGCAAATACCACGACCTGTCCGTGCCACCGCTACCGAAATCATGGCCAATAGGGTCTTGGTTTGCGCCGTTCGCCCAACTATCCGCGGCAACCGCTACACGCACGTCAATATTGACCGTCGCTTCCCAATCTGGTGAGTCCGGAACCTCACACCGATTGTGGTTTGCGGTGGGCACATAGAAATAGTTGACCCCATCATGCGGCAAAAACAGCGGGTCGTTCGTGTCCGCACCAGCAGTCGAACCGTAACGGGCATCCAACGCGGAACCGGCAGTCCCCAGGTTCGTCACATGCCCATTGACGGTTTGTGACAGGCGGGCGTCGATCCAGAACGGCCCCTCCGCCAACAACGTCTCAGCGTTCGCACGGGCAATAGCGTTGTTTCCGGTGTGCGGCCACACCGGAACCCAACCCGACTGGTGGGTTCGCAACGCCACATGCGACAACGGTGGCGCCTCCCACATGTCACCCGGCTGCGCTCCCGCCGGCGGGAACGTGTCGACCCGGACACGGGGACGCCACTCAACCGTCAGCGGGTCGTCGTCAGCGACGACAGGCACATCACCGACAGCGGGGGTGCCGCCAACGTCACCGAAGTCGCCGGCAGGACCAGTCGGCCCGGTCGGCCCGGTCGCACCAGTAGGCCCGGTGGGGCCAGTGGGACCAGTCGGGCCTGTAGCACCCGTAGGTCCGGTCGGGCCGGTGGGGCCTGTTGGCCCAGTCGGCCCAGTCGGCCCGGTGGACCCAGTCGCACCAGTCGGCCCGGTGGGGCCGGTTGGCCCGGTAGGCCCGGTGGGGCCTGTTGGGCCGGTGGGGCCTGTTGGGCCGGTTGGCCCGGTGGGGCCTGTTGGTCCGGTGGGGCCGGTTGGGCCTTGTGCACCTTGCGGACCTGTCACCGCAGACGACACCAGCAACACCGTGTCGCTGCGCCGCAACGTCAACACCATGTCGTTGCTCACCGCGTCACATCCCCCACGATCCGCACATCACCCGCCAACAACGTCGTGATAACCCCCCCAGCATCCTCCTCTAAATCCCACACGTAGTCTCCCAACCCCAGCCCTGCGGTGGCAGCCGCCACCGCGAGGATCTCCACCACCCCGCCAGGACCGTTCGTGACTGTGCATTGGAACTCAAGATCAACCGTCTCGGATTCGGTGGAGCGACGCAGCTGCGCCCGATACTGCCGCCCCGAGATATCGACCGGCAACCCGTCCTCGTCAATATGCTTGACGGTCCGCGACCAGGAATCGCCGCGTCGCAACACCCACGGATGATCCACCGCCATCGCGCTACTCCACCTTCGGAACGTGTTTCGCTGCCAACACCAACGCCAGCACCGCCGCCACGTTCATCGACAGGTCAAGCCACAGGCTCGCCTGTTCTTGCGTGACGAACCCGTACGCCGTGAGCAACGCGAAAAGCGAAGCCAACACTGTGTAGACAGCGAGACGCAGTTGCGGGGTCATCGGTCCTCGATTCTCAACGGGTTGGTTGCGTCCCTCATGCTACCCATCTGGTGGTGCTGGTGAAGGTCACGACGATCCGCCTTCCAGCTCTGCGACACGGGCGCGGAGCTCGTCGATCTCGATCTGCATCGCTTCCATCTGCTGCATACACCGGCGTTCCGCCTCCAGCGCCCGCTGCTCAGCGGAGATCGCACGCTCCAACGCCAACCGCAGCTCCTCGATCTGCACATGCTGCTGCGCTTGGTCGGCGCGCATCTCCGCGAGGGAGTCCCGCAGATCACCAACCAGCCGCGAATAGCCTGCCGCCACCGACTCCGGTGCTCCCGTCTCCACCCGTTTCGACCGCAACGCCAGATAGGCGACCAGGATCGCTGACGCCGCACCCGACAACGCCGGCACGATCACACCCCAGTTCACCGCCGGCACCTCGACCAGAGCGGCGGCACCAACAGCACACCTGGGCCGGCGAGCAGCCAGAAGAACAGCGCGTGCGCGATCGGTGACAAGTCCACGGTGTTGTCGACGCGATCCGTCCACATCACCCCAACCACCAGCGCGGTGAACGACGCCCACGCGACCCCACCGAAGATGTGCAGCAGCACAGCACTTCGTGTGACCGCCGCAGCCATCAACCCGACGGCGCACACTGCCCACACCGCCGTCCACACCGACAGCGGCGCAAGCTGCCGAGCGTGGAGGAACAGTGGGGCGGTGCGGAACGCAGAGTCGTCGAACCACGACCACGACATGATGAGGCATGTCGCTGCGAGGGCTGACACGCCAGGTATCCGGCTTGCCGGGAACGTCATGGCATCACCCGCCCCCACTGGTCGGTGCCGGGGATCGGCTCCGGTAGCACCACACCCGAGGTGAGCATCTGGTCGCGGGTGAACACCGGCGGGGACGCCGGGATGACCACACCTCGAGCGGCTTGAGCGGTGCGCCACGCCCGCCACGTCGCCTGATCCCCGAAATGCACTTTGAATGCGCCGCACCACGCGTAGATCGCGAGACGCGGATCGTTCGGATTGTTCGTGGTCGGATGGGCCAGGTAGATCATGTCGTCCTCCGGGGTGACAGTGGGCGGTGGTGGCGTTTGCGGTGACGGGGTGGGGTGTCCTGGTAGCTGCCAGACAACAGGTTGCTGCCCCAGCCACGACGCGCGCGCGTTCGGGAACTCGATCGGCTGGACATGCCACGGTTCGTTGTTCACGTTCGCGAAGTGCCGCAGGCCGAACCGTTCAGCGTTGGCGTTCATCCACTTGAGATCGCCTACCAGGTCAGCGGCGAACGCGAACCCGTCGCCATCGGTTTCTTCGTGGAACGAGCGACCGGGCGGCGCAGCGTGCGCCATCCCTGGCCGCAACGCCCACCGCCGCCCATCCCACATGCAGCAGCCGCCCGTGGCGACCACGACGTGGCGGGCGCGGAACACTTGCTCCTGCTGCGCCGATGACCGCCACCCTTCACCGAACCCGACCTCGCGGCCGGCATCCTGCGACGCGTCGAACAACGCCACCAGACGCCGCCGCAGCTCCGGGTGCAGCCGGTTCCACGCTGGGCGTGTCTCCATCTCCGCCAGCGACCGCCGCCCACCCTGATAGCCGTACAGGTACAGGCGAGTCATCTGACCGCCACCATGTTTCGTGTCACTTCGCGACCAGCCCACACGATGATCGCGACACCGCCGATCACCCAACCCAGCGTGAACGCCGCGACACCGAGGATCACCTTCTTGGCTATCACGGCACCCCGATTCACGCTGACGGCCCCAACCAGACGGCGTGCATCTTCGCCGTGTAGCTGATCGTCGAACCACTGTTCTGGAACACGGCGAACTCGAACGTTTGGCCTGCGGCCAACGGCACCACCGCTGTCACCGTCGCGTTCGCTGAAGCGTTCGAGGTGGTGCATTGGGCTCGGTACAGGAACCCGTTGGCGTCGATCTGAACGAACCCGTTTGCGCCTGCCGCAGCGGACCATTCGACCATCAGCGTGATCGCCCACCACCCGCCGTAACCGGAGTTGATGGTGAACGTCGGCCCGGACACTGACACCCCGTCATACGCGATGTCGGTTGTGTCCCTGGTGATCTTGTTGCCTGTGGAACCGGAGGTGACGTTGACGGCTGCCGCCCGTCGCCACGCGCCGCCGCGGGGTCCGCCCAGCATGGGTGGGGTGACTTTCCCGAAGTTGACGGTGTTGGATTCACGGCGCAGAACGGTGTCGTTCGACACGGCTGATATCTGGTCAGGTTGACCTATCGTGTTCGCTGACCTGCCGATCACCGAACACGCCCCCATGTCGGCCAGCTTGACCAACGACACAGCACCCGCACCGATCTTGTTCCCTGTGACAGCACCCGCACCGATCTTGTTGGCCTGAACAGCACCATCAGCGATCTTGCTTTCAAGAACAGCGCCAGCAGCGATCTTGCCTGCCGTGACCGCACCAGCCGCCAGCTTGCTCTCCACGACAGCATCGTTCGCGATCTTGCCTGTCGTGACCGCACCATCAGCGATCTTGCTTTCCACGACAGCACCCGCACCGATCTTGTCGGCGGTGACCGCACCGTTGGCGATGCCGCCGGTCCCCAACTGGGTGTAGGCAGGGTCGTTCGCACCGGCCACCAACGGCAACCCTGCGCTGCCTTTCGGCAACCGCTCCGCCACCGTCGCGCCACGCACGATCAGATCACCACGCGTCGTCATCAACGAAGTCAACGCGTTCGCCTCATCCAGATCGGCGGCGGCGACACACGGGTAGATCACCGCACCAGCATCATGCGCCTGCGCCGAAGTGCCGTCCACACCCCGTTTCGCTGTCGACGCACACGACAACGTGTTCCCGGTGCGGGTCACCAACACCTTTTCTTCGTTCGCCAACCCAGGGTCGATCACACAGTAGAACTCGGCTCCGGACGGCCAACCCGTCGAAGAAGCGATGCTGATCGTCAACGCGGACGAGTTGATGCCAGCAGTGATCGTTGTTTGGACCGCAGCCCCAGCGAACGCTCGTCTTGCAACCATGCTCTCGCTCCTATTCGACGCTTCTCATCGTGACAACCGCTGTCCCGTTCCAACGCCGATCGAACGATCTGTCATGCAACGGAACCCACAGCACATCTTCGACAACCACCTGATACGACTCGTACCCTTCACGGTACAGCACCACACGAACCGACTGGACGAGCTCCTCCAACAGCACCAGCTCTTTCTGGGGTTCGCAGTGAACGTCACCGTGTTCGACTTCCAACCTGTCGTGCAACAAGATCGGCACCCGAATGACACGCGACCGGCGAGGCGCAACGAACGCCCGCAGGTTCACACGCGTCACCACAGGCGACACCGACCCGTCAGCGAACAGCTTGACCCGAACACCTGCCTGCACGAACTGTGTTTGCTGCGGGTTGAACGTCAACGACACAGACCCCGCACCCTGCGTGCAGCCGCAATCGTTCCCCACCGTGTCCTCGTCGCGGAACACGATGATCCGCACCACATCCCGCGCCGGCACCGGGAACGTTCGCACATCAACCTTCGCCAACACTTTCGGGTCGGGCACGTTCCACGTCCAACGGCCCGTGTCCAGCCAGCCGTCCGCAACCGGGGTGGCGGCTTCCACCCACACACCGGATGTTGCCACGGCGAACAGGGTGCGCCCGTTGTGGCGGGCCACTGACAGCACCGCCCCCGACACATCCTGCGCGAACACATCCGACGCATACGCCGGTGTCAACGCCGCCGTCAGCTGCGACACATCCACCCTGCCGACACCCGCCGACCCCGACGTGTGACCGGCCCACCCGAACCACATGAACCTGTCCTCAGCGACCGCCGCAGACACCGACCCAACCGGGATCACCGCACCAACCGTCAACGCACCATCAGAGTTCGCGACCGCCAACCGGACACCCTTGTTGGTGCCGATCAACACGAACCCGCCAGGGAACTCGCTGATCGACTGCACCTTCTCACCGATCGGCAGCTCCAACGCGGCGGTTGGGGCGGTCAGCGACGAACCTTCAGCGGTGATCGTGATGCGGTAGATGATCGACCGTTGCCCCGAATACCCGGCGGCGAAGATATGCGCCGGCCCCGCGCAAAACCCGACCCACACGAAATCGGTGTTGGCGTGCGTGAACAACGCTGTCGGCAACGCGCCACCTGTCCCGTAGGCGACAGCGGTGAGATCGTAGAGGGATGCGCCTTGTGCGCCGAGCAGCCTGTTCCGTGCGAACCCGATGGTGGTGACGGTCCCGTTGATTGCTTGTGTGGCGGCGGTCCCGCCACGGTTCACCCGATACACCCCGGCGGTGCCGCACGCCAACCACGTTGTGTACCCGTTCGTCGCAACCGACGTCACATCCGCCGCTGGTGTCCCCGTGATCGCCGTGCCGGCACCCGACAGGGTGGTGGTGTAGAACACGGTGGTTTGGCCGTGCGACACATACAGGCGCACCCCATCCGAGATGAGATGCATGGTGGTCGCGGACGACGCAACCAGCTGTGTGGTGGACGGCAGCAGCGACAGCTGGTTGCGGGTCCAAACGTCCACCCCAACTGACCGCCAGAACCGGCCTGGTTGAGCCTCGAACCCGTCCGCCCATTCCTGGCCCGCCCCGAGATGCCACGTCGCTTGGGAACGCCGCCACATCCCCTGCGGGTTGATCGTCGCCTCACCCGGCAGCGCACCCATGTCCACACTGTCACGGATGCGCGCCTCCCAACCGCGTTGGAACTGGTCGGATTTGCGGTCGATCATGTACGGGCGACCGTTGATCGCCACGTCGTACACCCACGGAACCTGCACCGCGCTGTCACCAGCACCCGAATACAACGCTGGTGCCGGTGAGAACAGCGGGTCGGACAGGGTGGCAACCATCCGGTCACACCTTCCGGATCATCTGCGGGTATTTCGCGTTCAGCTTCGCAGCCTCGACTGCGATGCGCTGCTGTCGGAGCGCCACCAACCCCCGCCAGCTGTTGATCGACGCGCCTTCACGAACCTCATCAGGGCGGCGGGTGTCACCCTGCGATTCGAGGAACGTGCGTTTCGCTTCCCGACCGGACATGGCCCGAATCTGGATGCCCATCCGCACAATGTCCTGCGCCGAATCAGGGATACCTGACACCAACGGCACATCCGCGTCCCAGTCGGACACGGGGGAGAACTCTGAGCGGTACAGGACCCGCAGCGTGCGCGTCCCCACATCCTGATCCAAGATGAGGGCTCTGCCGGTGGGGAACGAACCAGGGTTCTGCAACGACGCCACACGCCACCGGCGGATCAACGGCCAGTCGGTGTCGGTGCGTTTCGCTCGAACCTCGTAGACGGAGATGAACCTGGTCACCCCAGCCAGATCAACCGCCCGGTCGCCGGCGGTGAACTCCACGTCCAACGCTCGCATCGCGAACAGCCCTTCACCCGACAACGACACCAGCTCGTCGTTCAGATGATCCAACAACGCGACCATCGGAAACCGGGGGCGGATCGTCACCACAGCGTCCTCGTCGTGGGCGCCCTTGCCTGACCCCCATTCGCCGCGATCCACATAGGCGACTTTCGCTGATTCGTCCACGTCGTGGACGTACATGATCTCGGTGCCGACTTCGATCATCGCGCCGGGTTTCAACCCGTTCAGCGACGACACCAACGTGATCGACGTGTCCGACAAGGCGACGGGTTGCGCCAACCTGTTGCGTTCTTCCACGATCCCGGCGAGCAGCTCCCGTCGGGCCTGTTGGATCAGCTGTTTCGCGGTGCTCACAGGGGCACCACCTCCGGAAGTCGCGACCGTGGATCGTTCCAACAGTCATCGTCTATGTACCCTGCGTCGCGCAGCACACGCCGCACATCCGCCGGCCCCCACTGCTCGACGCCGCACTCGAACCGATACGCCACGTCTGCGATCTCGCATTCGATGTTCCGGTTCACGACGATCGGGACCAGCGGTTCGCAGCGTCGCACGAACTCACCCGACCCCGTGTACGGACCCAGGCTGTCGATGCCACCGAGCGCGTCGATCAGCTGTTGCGCGGCGCGATCCCAGTTGAGTTCGTCGCGGGCGACCCGTGAGCACACTGTGGCTGTCTCCAGGTACGAGTCGTAGCGGTCGTACACGTCTCGCATCTTCACGGCGGCGTCCTCCACGTCGGGTTCCCACCAGTCGCCGGCTTCACCGAACCGCATGTAGTCGGCGGCGGGTGTCAGCGACGTGGCGACCCCCACAGCGAGATGGGCGAACTCGGCGTGGCCGTGGGCGTCGGTGAGGATCGTCGGGCAGCCTTGCATGATCGCCTGCAACGGCATCATCCCCCACCCCTCGCCGCGTGACAACCCGACATAGCAGTGTGCGTCCGCGTGCAAGGCGATCTCGGTTTCCAGCGACAACCTGTCGGTGATGACGGTGATGCGCGGATCGGACGGCACCACCACATGGGAAGGCCACGCGAAGTGAACAACCAGCCGCACGTCGCGGTTGTTGGGGAAGGCTTGTTGGAATGCTGCACAGGTGGCGTCCACCCCTTTGCGGGGTTCCGCGCCACGCGTCAGGAACGTGAACGGCCCGCTCGCCGGTCGGGGTTGGAACCGCCAATGGTCGGGGTTCGCTCCCAATGGCACCTTCGCCACGTTCGGATGCCACTTGGAGAACGCTTCCACGTTCGCGTCGCACGGCACGATCACCATGTCGAAATCGGTGAGCACCCGATACTGGGCTGGGCAGTCGGTGGTTTCGTACATGGTGAAGATCACACGCCGCTGCCCCGACAGCCAGCCTTTCACCATCGGCGGGTTCATCATGGACACGACCGTTTCGGCGTCACCAACAGCAGCGGACGACGACATGGCCAGCCCGGCGCGTTCACACGCCGCGTACAGCTCCATCCCTGCACGCCCATAGCCGATGTGGTGGCGGGGCACATGCTCCAAACACAACCTGCCGGTCATCCCATCACCCGTTCCACAATCTTCGGGTCGATACCACCTTCGATCTGGTGGCGTTCTGTTGCGGTGGCCTCCAGGCGGTGTGCGCCGTCGATCTGTCGCGGCTGCAACCCGGACTCGACCAGCCGCTTGTAGGCGGGGAGGTCACGGTTCCAGCGGGCTTCCCGCTCGTTCGCTTCGACCGCTTGAGCGTGCCGGGACGGCATCGCAGACGGCGCGAACGACACGGACGCCACCCGGCAACCGAAACAGCCGGGAACGTCCAGGGTGGGATGGATGCGGGCGTGCAACATGACAGCACCGTACCCTGTCAGCCTCCCCCACCTGGCGAACCAGGCGAGGGAGGCTCCAGGGGGAGATGGGGGACGGGTCAGCCGAGGCTTGACGACGACTCGATGCGACGCACCGACGCCTCACGGAACACCTTGTACCCGACAAAGTGCTTCCAGCCGACCTTGTTGAACCGGCCCAGGTTGTCGGTGGGTGGCATGATGACGAACCGGGGCTGCTCCCCGTAGCCGTCCTGCGTCGCGTACGCCTTCGCGAGCGCCTGGAACCCGCAGATGTGGGTGGCGTACACGTTGATCGAACCGGAACCCGATCCGGTCCAGATCTTGGTGCGGGGGGTCTCCACGAACCGCACGCCTTCGTGTGCGCCGACCTCACCACGGTAGATGCCACCGGGATCGGAGTAGGAGCGAGGCTCACGCCAGTTGCCGGCCCCCGTCGCGATCCGCAGATCGTAGGACACGTTCGGGTGGATGAACCCGACATAGTAGCCCTCGGTGGCGGACCCGTCCGCCCCGAGCAGGGGTGGGACGTTCGCGGTGCGGAGCTGCGCGGTCGCCTTCGCGATATCCCTGCCCACGAGCGTGTCCTCGGTTTGGACGGTGCCACGAGAGGTTGGCAGGGTGACGCCACCGGACGCGTAGAACACGTTCGTTCCGGCGGCGATCGCGTCGCGGGCGAGCGTGTCGACCGACACGCCAGCGTTGAACCCGATCAGGTTCGCTGCGTCGTTGTCGGGGTCGAGGAACGACAGCGCTCGAGCGACGGCGGTGGTGCCGACCACGTTGCCGTACTCAGCGATCGGCACCTGCACATGCGAGTCGCTGAACAGCTGCATGTCCACGTCGGCGTACTCGCCGAGCGGCGTGATCGCCGGGGACAGGTCGGTGTAGATGGTGAACGTGACGATGTTGCCGGGCATCGCCTGCTCGGCGGGCTTCACCGACGCGACCTGATCGAAATACAGCTCGGGTCGCAGAGCGAAGTAGGCGAGACGGTTGAACGCCTCCTGAATCGAGTTGAGCTCGGTGTTGCCGGTGGGGTTGAAGACAGGCATGTGTAGGGGTGTCCTTTCAGACGGTTACGGTGACTGGCTGATCGGCACCGTGCCCCTAGCGACGCTATGCGAGTCCTTCGGCCTGCATCTTCTCCCGTTGAATCGCCCGAACCTCGTCGGGGGTTTTGGCCGCTGCGAACCTGGCTAACCAGTCTGTTCCAGTTGCGGAACCTTCCGACTGTGCTCTGGTCTGCTGCTGCCACGCCTGCTGTTCGGCGGGTGACGCGGTTGTGGCCGGTGGAGGCGCCACCACCCCATACTGTTCGGCTTGCGCCTTGATCGCTTCGACCGTGAGCTCACCGTCGTACGCTTTCGCGAACAGCTGCCCGGTGGGCGTGTTCAGGTCGACGCCCGCTTCGATGAGCGCCAGCTTGCGGCGGGCCGCTGCGGCTTCCGCGACCTGTTCGCGGAGCGCCTTGTTGTCGGCTTCCAACGCCTTGATGTGCTGCCGCATCTGCTTCGGGATGGGCACCTCATCGAGGTCGTCGTGCTCGTCGATGGGGGGGGTGGTGTCGTCGTTGGACACGGTTGCGCTCCTTTCACAGTTCTCGCCGGTCTCGGAGGAAGAACGGCGGCACAGGTGGTCACCCCGAGGTTTCTCTCACACGCCGGGGGGTTGCGTGTGAGGTTCTGCCGTGCGGCATCGGTGACAGTATGACACAGGGTTGCACGGGTTGCAACGATGGTGTAGTGTTCGCTGTGCAGGCAGCCATCGTCTGCACCCAACCCAGAGGCAGAAACCCCCTGCTCCCAGCTGACGGGTGAGCGGGGGGTTTCTGTTTTTCAGCGGGCTTCGGTGAGACCGGTGATGGTCGAACCCTGTGTGGCGAACCCGCCGGCTGCGCCAGCGAACTCGGCGCGGCGACGCTCCTGCCGTTGCCTGATCCGCCGGGCAGCCGCAGCGTCGTTCCCTGACAAACCCATCGCTGCTTCGTCGACGCTGATCGCGGTTTCGGTTGGGTCCAACGGTTGGAACAGCTCCTGGTTTCGGGCGATGGTCCCGAACACTTCGCTGGCTTGCTGTTCGGTGACACCGAGCTGCGCCATGCGGGTCAACGTTTCGCGTTCCACCACGTTCGAGAACCCGGCGCGTGCTGCCGCGGCCCCCACCCTGGCTGTTGCCACCTGTTCTTCGATCAACGGCAACGCCCGGTCGGGGTCCAACATGTACGCCGCCAACTCACCGTCGGTGATACCGAACAGGGTGCGGAACTGGTCGATCACCGTCTGGTCGGCTTCAGCGACCGCCCGGTAGCCGTTGGCGATGCGCTGTTGGAACTCTGCGGCGGACACGTCCGCGCCGATGAACCGTGCGAAATCGTCGGGGGAGTCGTAGAACCCTGCCGGGAGGCCGGCTTGGCGCATGAACTGGGCGTACATGCGCTCCAACGCGACGTATTCGGTTTCGGTGATCGCCGGGAGGCCGGCGTCGCGGCGCAGTTTCATCCCAGCGAACCGCTGCTGGTATTCGCTGGTGGCTCGCAGCTGCGCCATGAGCCGGTCACGGTTGATCTGTGTGTCCTCGGTGATCTCGGTCATCACCAGATCAACCAGAGCAGGGGTGTTCAACCCGAACTCGGCCAGGATGTTCTCGACGATACGCCGCGCCGACTGAGACGGTGCCGGGGCGGGTGTCGGGCGCGGCGCGGGTGCCGGGCGGGGCGGGGTGAACGGTGGTGGTTGCGGTGATACGCCACCAGTGGCAGCGCCACGAACCGCACCCTGGGTGGTGACGGCGGCTGGCTCCACGTTGCTCATCCGAGCCTCCCGAACGCACGGCTGATCTCAGACGTCACCGTGTACGCCTTCGACACCGCCTCATCCGACTGGTCGTAGCCGTAGCGGCTGTCACGGCGGATCATGTCACCCCACTCAGCCAGCGTCGCGACACGCCGTTTCCCGGACTGGTCGACCACGTTCAGCGCAGCGTTCCATTTCGGGTCCGAGAAGTCGATGGTCGCCGGGTTCACACCCAGCGTTCGTGCCGCCACCTCCCGATACGGCGACGCCAACTGGTCGACAGTCAACCCGCGCCGCAAATCCTGCTCCAACGCCGGGAACATGGACACCGCCTGATCGACCAGCCACCGCTGATAGTCCGCAGCGACCGCTGATCCTTGCGCGATCGCTCGCACCCACCCGTTGATCGTCTCCTCAGACATGGGCACACCGTAGGTGGAGGCGGCGGCGGCGATCTGTGTGCCGATGATCCCCTTACGCAGCGCGGTGGTCTGCCCGGAGCGAACCAGCTCGGCTCCCAACGCACGCGACACGTCGATCTCGGACCAGCCGTTCCGCAACGCCATCTCAGCGAGCGTTTTCGCTTGCGCGGTTGACAGGTTGCCACCCAGCTGTGCGGCCTGCTGCTGCAACGCGATGGCGCGCTCCTCCACGGTTCGTGCTGCGGTCGCCGGGTCCTCAGCGGTGGTTGTTTCCCATCTCCGCTGCGCCTCGGTGGTGGACTGCCACCACCTGGTTTTCCGCAGCTCGGTTTGGAGCTTCTGCGCGGTCCACCCTTCCCACGCGGCTTGCCGCAGCAGCGGCCCCAGCTCGGCGTGATCGAGGAAGGTGGCTGCCCAACCGAACTCCTCGGTGATGACCGACCGGATCGTGTATTCCTCCAGCTCTTGCACCTGCTGGTCGGACAGACCGAGCCATCGCGCCAGCTCTTGGCGGTCTTTCCTGGGGGTGGCGCGCCATTCGGCTGCGAACCGGGGGGCGGTCACCGGGTTCTCTGTCATGGTCATCGGATCATCTCCGTGAACATGTCAAGTGTCGCCCCCAGCTTGTAAACATCTTCTTCGGAGGCGAACTGTTGGGACAGCATGGTGGCGGCGAACGTGTCCACCGCCGGGGGTTGCACAACCTCGCTCTGCCCCTGCTGGAACTGCGTCTGGTATTGGCGTTCCAGGTCCTGGTAGGCGGCGACGAACCGGTTGAGGGTGTCGTCGTCGAGGGTGCGTCCGATGCGCTGCTGTGCGACAGCGTTCGCCACTTGGCGAAGATCGTCAGGGTTCGTCAACCTGATCTGATAGCCACCACCCCCACCACCACCACCACGACCACGACCGCCGCCACGGCCACCGCCGCCGCCGAACGAGGTGCCGTCGTTCAACATGCGCCCCATGAACGCATCCCATTTCATGTCGTTCTGCTGCGCTGTCCCCACCAGTGACAAGAACGCGTCCTCAACCTTCTTGTTGATATCCCGAACCGACATGAGACCGGCTTGTGTTTCGGACAGCAGACCCAACCGGATCAGGTTCGTTTTGACCAACGCCAGCTCGTCGACGCTCATCTTGTAGAGCGTGTTGAGCGCGTCCTGCTCGGTCATGTACCGGTCGCGTTCCGACAGGTATTCGGGGCCGTAGCCTTCACCGGTGACAGCCTGCATGTGTGTCCACATGTCTTTCATGGCCACGTAGCCGCGGGCTTCGATCTCTGCAGCGGCTTGTATCCGTGCCATCTCGAACGGGTCACGCGGTTTCAGCTCGGGATCAACCCAGTATTCGGTGATCTCACGCAGCGTGAACCCTGAAGCCAACCGTGGGCCACCGGTCATCGAACCAATGGTGACGATCCCTTGTTTCACGGCGTCGTCCCATTCGATGAGCGTGCCGTCGGGGGCGACGACAACATCGCGTGTGGTGGACCAGGTGATCGCATCCAACCCCAACGGAACGTCGGTGAACCGCATCTCCGATTCGGTGAACGGCGCGATGGCGTTCATGAACTTGTCGACCAAGATGCGGTTCAGTTGGTCACGGTTCTGTAGTTCACGGTCCCGATCAGGTGCGGGTGGGCCGAGGATCGGGCGGTCAGGTTGTGGTGGGGTGACACGGCTGCGAACCCTGGCTTGTTGCCCCACGTCGCGTGCGTCGGCTGCTGGGGGGCGGGTGCTGGTAGGGCGGCGACCGGTGCGATCCGTTCTGGTGGACGGCGCGTCGGCGTCTGCGGTTGTGGTGCGTGTGGGTGTGGTTGGGGTGGGGCGGCGACCGGTGCGAGCCGACCTGGTGGGCGGCGCGCCGGCGTCATCCGGGGTGTTCGGGGTTCGTGTCCTGTTGTTTGGTGGTCTACGTGCCATCGCTCACCGCCCCCGCCGCCTCTGCTGTCGTCGTGGTGGGGTGATCGTCACTGTGCCCGCTGGGCGCGTCGAAGATGACCGTGCCGAAGGTTGATAGTCGGCGTCGGTTTCTTCGGACAGCATCTCACGCTCCAACACTTGACGATACAACCTGGCGAACCCTTCGTTTTCGGATGCCAGCTGCTCACCGAGCTCGCGCATCTGGTCGCGGATCGGCGCAGCCCGCACCGCGGTCGCCCACGCGTTCACCCCAGTCAAACCGAGCTCTTGCCGCACCACCTCGTTCGCTGCTTCACGGGCAGCCATCCACACTCGGACAGCGTCGCCGGTGCCGCCAGCGAGAAGCGCCTGCGCGTTGCGGTCGCCTGCTTCGGCGGCTTCCACCATTGTTTGCAGCTGGTTGATCTGATCGCGGCGACGGTTCGTGGTTTCGGTGCCACCGAGCGTGATCGAGAAGCGTTGCTCGATCGCTGCCCGCTCGTCGCTGAACATGGCACGAATCTCCTGATCCCATTCCGCTTCCGGTGGCAGCGACTCTTTCAACCGGTCCAGATACGCCCACGCCAACACCTCCGCAGCCTGCTCGTACATCTCCTGTGGGGTGGCGACACGCCGCAACCCTGCCGACGACTGAGCCGAATACGACTCCAAGTCGAACTCGCCTGACGGGCCGAGATACGCGGCCACATCCCGATACGCGTTGATCGCGTCCTTGTTCACCCGATACCAGTCCCACCATTCTTTCGACGCGTCCGCTCCTTGCAGCAAGGTGACGGTGTTCGGTGCGGCGGTCATCCACACCTGCGGCCCGTAGCGGTCCAACATGTCGAAGATCGCGTCGTCAGGGTCGCCGCCTGCCGCTTCGTACTCTTTCTCCAGGGTGCGCCACTCGTCGATGAGCAGACCGATGACGACGTTCCCTTGCGCGGTGTCCACCATGTACCTCGACATGGGGGTGGCTGGGCCGAGGAACTGGCCGACGCCCCGCAGGAAATACATGGTGTCCGCGATCGCTGCGGCTTCGCGGCGAATCTGATTCTGGTTTTGGAACGCGTCAGCGTCAACACCTTGCATCATGTAGGCGGCCAGCAGCTGCTTGTACGTGTAGTTGACGGTCGCCTGATAGGTGGGGTCGGTGTCGAAGTCGTTGAGCAGGTTCCGCAGATACCCTTGCCAGCCTTCCGGGTCCAACACAGCGGCCATCTTCCGCACCGAAGGCGGCACGAAGTAGCGTTGCCACACGTTCGCTTGCCCACCGGGTGTGTCGGCGTCGGCGGGGGTGCCGAACGGGAACAGGATCGCTTTCACACTGTCCCACCGCGGGTCGTCAGGTAGCGCACCAGCGACCAGCTCGGATGACACCGGACCCAACCCTGGGAAGATCGACCCGGCGATGTTCAACCCGGCAACCGGCGCATCCAGGGCGGTGTTCACTTTCCCACCGGACAACAAGCGGGACATCTCCGCGCTGAACGGCACGGTGTACACCCATTCCCCGACACTGTTGCGGTGGAAGAACCCTTCGCGTCGCCCGTCTCTGCCTGGGATGATGTTGCCTTCTTCGTCGACGCCGTACACGTCGGGTCCGAGCGGCGCTTCGGTGGCGGCGCGTATCCCTTTCAACAGCTTCTTGGCGGGGAGGCCGCGCTGTTGCACCAGCAGCCGACCCCATGTGAGGAGCACTTCTTTCCACGCGTCACCGAACGGGACGATCAACCGGAGCATGTCCATGCCGGTGCCGCGTTTCGACGCGTCGAACAGCAGGTCACGGGTGTACGACAGGGCACCGGCTTTCGCCAGCTTGTCCAAATCTTCCAGCTTGGCTTGTCCGGCTGCGCCACGCGCTTTGGCTTCCAGGTTGCGGAGCACGTCGCCTGGCAGGCCGGCGGTTCGTGCGTTGTTGACGATCCGTGCCGCCTCCTCGGGTGTGGCGGACGAGATCAACGTCTCCATGTGCTTCCAATACACACGCCGGAACGTGGGGGAGCGGGCCAGCATGTCGGACCCTTTGCCGTACAGGCTCCCGAAGAACACCGACGCCACCGTTTCCATGATCTTCGGTCGCGGCAGGCTGGCTGTTTCCTGCGTCTTGTACCACATCAACCGTGGCATGTTCGGGTTCGTTTTCAACCCGTCGATGTGGTTCACCAACCCGTCGTTCGGCACCCATCTGCCGGTTTTCGCGTCCCTGGCCATGAGCTGTCGCCCGTCGAAGCGGCCTGTGCCGACAGCGGAGATCAGTGTTTCGTCGCCGCCGGTGACGGTTTGCAGCTCGTCCAACATGTCTTGCACCCAGCCGCGCACAGCCACATGGCTGTTCGGGTCGAACGGGATGTTGTCGGCGGCGCGGGCTCGAGCGATCCGATCCAGATACGGTCTGCCGCCACCAGACCGCAACCAGTGGGTCACCGCGTCGGCGTGGTCGACGATGCGACCGGCTGCGAGATGGTTGGGGATGCTGTCGGTGATCCCGTCGATGGTGACGAGCGCTTTGTCACCGAAGCGGCCTCTGGCGAGGCGGCGCATCACCGGGTCACCGGACAGGAACGACACTCGGTCGGCTACGCCTCGAACCCAGTTGCGTTGCTGGGCGGGGATTCGCACATCAGCCACTTGGCGTGAACCGGTGCGTATCTGCGATTCGGCGTTCCCTTTCGTGACGGTTCGCAACGCGTCGAACCGGTCCCGCCCGATCATCGCCTCGTTGAACTCCGCCATCGACGACTGCACGGTGTCGTCGAGGTTGGCGAGCATGTTGTCGATCTCGTCGAGAGCGCGTTGCGCCTCATCCATCTGTTTCTGTGAGGCTCCGGAGCGGCGCAGGATCGCCAGTTCGGCGGCGCGGTCGTCGCGCAGCAACGCCAGGCTGTCGTAGTCGGAGACGGCGCGCACGAACCGTTGCCCGGTGGCGTCGTTGTTGTACGCCCACCGGATCATGGTGGCGATCATCTCCAGCGGGTCGTTGCCGTACACGTTGCCGCCTGCGGTGCGGGCGATCTCCTCCCCGATGACCCGTGGCAGGTAGGCGCCGCGGAGGATCATGATGTTCTTCAGGAACCCCATCGCGTTGTCTGCGATCATCTGGACACCGCGAACAAGCGACACCGCCAACGCGTCGCCGCCGGCGCGTTGTTTCTCGATGAGACGTGTCCGTTTCGCTTCGAGGGAGCGCACCTGTTTGTCGAGGTTGCGGACAGCAGCCCAATCTTGCGCGGCTTCGGCGGCTTCGCGTTCGATCACCGCGTCGTACAGGGCTCGTTGTGTTCGCTGCCAGGTGGAGAACGCCGGGTTGGAGCGCAGCACTTGACGCAACCGGGTCATCTCCCGATACATCTGGTTGAACATCTGCGGGTCGATGACGTGCACATCGTTTTGCAGCACCTGTGTCGTCAACAGGATGCTGTCATCAACCGGCCCGCCACCCAACAGGTCCGCGGTGCGATACGACCCGGCGATCTGTTCTTCGGTCGCCCACCGTGTCGCCTGGGTGGCTTGATCTTCGGAGAACCCGAGCTTCACGAACGTTCTGCGGAAATCATCTGCGATCGCGTTCACCACGTTCTTGATCTGGCCTTCGTCGCCGGTGGCTTGCGCTTCGATGAACTGTTTGATCCGCAGGTCGCGCAGCTCGGTGTTGTATCTGCCGACAGCCAGCGACGGCTCCACCGGCATGGTGCGATACAGCTGGTCGATCTTGGTGTACCCGTACGGGTCGTTGATGTTGATGGCGGCGTCGGTGGGGCGCAGGTTCCACAGTCGGGTGCGGGACGCCAGCTTGTCTTGCACCCACAACCCCATGCTGGTCAGGCTCATCGGGGTGAGGTGCGGCATCTGTTGGACGCTGTTCGCCAAATCTGCGCCGGGGTTCGCCATCGCCCGCGCGTACACTTCGATCACTTCTTCCGGTGTTTTCGCTTCCGCGAGCTGGCGGGCGACGGCACCGGACACCTTGTTCTTGTGCAACCTGGCGATGCGCGCCACGTTGGTTTCTTCCACCATGCGTTCCACGACGCGACGACCGTTGCCGGTGGTGAGGAACCGGGCGAACTCTGGCAGCAGGATGGTGCGCGTCCCGTTCGATCCGACGACACCGGCTTCGTGGAGGAGCGCGGCGCGGATCGCCACATCGGTTGGGGTGGTGGCGTTGTTGAGGAGGCGTCGTGGCGCACCGAGCTCTTGGGCCATAGCCCGCCACGTTCGCTCGGCGAGCACGGTGTCGCCTGCTGCTTCGGCGGCGACCGCAGCCTGGCGGAGCTCTGCGACACGGCGTCCGGTTCTGCCGCCGACCGCAGCCATCCCTTTGATCGCTTCGTCACCCCACCCGGCGACTGGGATGTAGTTGGTGGGGTCGGTGACCATCTCGATCACTGCGTCGACGGTTCCGGAGACGAGATCGAACCACAGGCTGTCCCGGTTGATGACGTTGATGCTGGCGAGGTCGCTGGCGATGCCACGTCCGAGTGTCCACGCGACTTGTTGACCGTCGCGACCGGTGACGGTGCCCAACAGGTCGCGTTGCCGTTCGGCTTGCGCTTCGCGCACCTGGCCTTGCGGGAACCATCCTGAGCCCTGATCGACGCTGCCGGTGCGGAACGCGGTTTCCACAACCTGACCGAGCTCGGTGGCGCGTGCCGCTTGTGGGATGCCGGTGACGAGGTTGACAAGATCGGATGGTTTCCAGTCGTCTTGTCCGGGGAGCGGCAGAGCTTGCCCGGCGAGGTTCTCCAGGTACTGTGGGAACGACATGAGCCCGGTGAACACGCCGCGTGAGACCGCCATCGCGCCTCGCTGCAACGGGTTGGGTTCGCTGCTTGCACCAACTTTCGCTCCGACTGTGGTGCTCAACCCGAGCTGCCGCCGGCTGGTCGTGGCGGGGGATTCGGGGGCGACACCAGCCTGGAGCATCTGTTTGGTTGCCGCCTGGTTCATGTTCCACAGCATCTGCTCGTCGGCACCGGCCAGCACAGCCGACACCATCGCTTCGACGTTCAGGTTCCGGTTCGCTAACCAGCCTTTGGTGACGGTCGCTGCCTGCTGGGGGGTGGTTTCGCGGGCGCGGCGTTCCGTTTCGCGTCGGAACGCCACCTGCCGTGCGTGCGCGGCGAGCATCTCGTCGTAGTCGTTCACCGTTTCGACTCCAACGCTTGCAGCACCGCGATCAACGCAGGGTTCGGGTAGCGGGCTGCCATCGCACGCACCCGCAGGATCACATCTTCACGGGAACCTGGTTGGATGCCGGTCGCACCCAACGCTTCGGGGCCTGCGCCCGCTCCGAACGGCAGACCGGTGGTGACCGGTTCGGCGGGCCGTTGGGTGGGTGCATCCAGTGGGGTCAACCCGCCGGCGACCGGACCAGCCGTGTTGGTTTCGGTGGGGGGTGGGCCTGGTGGGACGGCTCGTTGCGCGCGGCGTTGCGCGGTTGCTTGCCCGTAGGGTTGGCCGGTGAACTCGGCTTGTTTCACAGCGTTGTTCAGGTCGGTGCGGTTCCCGTACGCCATGTCAACCACCGCTCATCGTGTTCGCCACCGCGACTGGGCGGCGCAGCTGGTTGAGCATCGTGCCGAGGTTCGCGACGGATCGTTCCACTGGTGGCACCGCTTCGGGTGCTTCCGCTCCCATGCCGGGGGTCGCCAACCCTGGTTGGGTCATCGGGTCCCCTTCTGGTACTTGGGTGGCTTGCCGTTCGCGGGCTTCGTTGTCGACTTCTTCGACTGCTTGGAACAGCGGTTTGTTCTCGTCGAGCACTTTGCGGACGATCGCGGCGAGGTCGCGGGGCTGGTAGGGGCCGTTCGGGTCGGCTGCTTGTTGTTGGATCGACGCGAGGAACGCTGCTTCCAACCCTTCGCGCACGATGCGGTCTTTCTCCAGCTCCGGGTCGGAGATCAGCGGGTCGGATTCGCGGGCGGTTTCTTTCGACATGATCCCGGTGCCGATCCGCTGCCCCAACCCGATCACCAGGTTGTTGATATCGGAACCGGCAGCGGGGTAGGTGACCACATGTTCGTCGGATTCCCACAACTTGTTCGGCACATAGTCGATCCGACCGTCGGGGGCGCGTCCGGGCATCAGGAACGACTTGGGGATCGAACCCCAATACGCTTTGTCGACGGCGACGGCGATGCGATCTTCGACGGTCAACGATTTCTCGAACAGGCGTTGCGCTTCCATCACCCGATAGTCGATGGTGGCGGACAGGATGCTGTCACCGCGGCGTCCGGTGCGGATGTTCGACCCTGATTCACCGGCGAACTCGGGGGGGATCGCACCTTCGACGCGTTCTTGGCGTTCCAACCGGTCCAGGGCAGTGTCGGTTTTGTATCCGGGGTTCACTTCCATCTTCTCGATGATGCCGCCTTTGACGACACCGACGATCCCTTGTCTGCCGTCGGCGTTGACGATCACCTCAGGGTGCTCTCCGGGGCGGGCGATCAACCATTCGTTCGGGAAGATGCCGCGTTCGATCGCGATCTCGTTGAGTGCTTGGAGGCGGGCGCGGGTGTAGTACATGTTCATCATCCCGTCGAACTGGCCTCGCGGCTGGTTGAGTGTGATGCGTTGCGGGATCACCACCAGCGGCACCCCGGCACGGTTCGGGGTTCTTGACAGCTCGACCGCAACCGAATGTGAGGTGGCTGGCCAGTCGATGCGGGTTTCGGTGGGTGGTTGGGCGGTGCCGGCGACGCACAGCACCGATTCCTGGTCGTCGATGTAGCGGAGCACATGCCAGCGGTCATCAGGGCGGTTGGGGCGCACGTTGAGGCGGCGGGCTTGTTCGGGGTGTTCGCGCAGCAACCAGCGGGTGGTGACCTCCCATGCGACGATCACATCGTCGGGCCACATGTCGTCTGGTTGGTCCATCGCCGCGGGGAACACATCCAGCGGGTTGTGGACCCGCCACTTGGGGATCATCCGCTTGAAGCACGGTTCGACGATCACCGGGGAGAACGAGTAGGCGAGCAGATGCCTGGCCCGGTAGGAGAGCTTCAGGTCGAGCTGGTTGCGATCCCACCACGACAGCACCGTGTTGCGGCGGGTTCTCGCGTCCTGCCGTGCCCGCTCCGACTGTTTCAACGGGGCGAAATACGGGTGGGGGATCACCGACGCCACCCTGGCGGACATCTGATCCAAGCCTTGCAGCAGCAGGTTCGCAACCGACGCCCTGGCGTTGCGGTCCAGCTCGTTGAGCGGGAGGATGATATCGGCGTCTGCGATGCGTCGAACTTCGCGGATGCGCGAGTGGACGGGACCGAGGCGTTGCACCCGTTCGTTCCACAGGTTCACGATCTCGTCGACGGTTCTCATCAGGCGCTCCTCGCGGGTTGCATGAACGTGGGTCTCCACTGGCGGGGTGGGGGTTTGATCTGTTGGACGTTCGGCCAGTGAAGCTCCGCGAACCAGTGTGCCATAACCATGTCGGTGCCGCGTTTCTTGTCAGGTTTCCATGACACCATCTCGTCGATGAACGCCAACGTTTTCCAGTTGGATCGGAGTGTGGGGATTCGCACCGCACCTGACCGCCACAGCGGGGGGAGCAACGCTTCGATGCCGAACCGTTCGTCCCATTTGTTGGCGTGTGTCTGGTGGGGGATGATGTTGACTCGGTGTTTCGCTTGCCAGCGGCGCACGAAGTCGTGGGCGAGGAGGAATCGTTGCGCCGCGTTCGTTTCCACCACCCAGTGGGTGATCGGATAGTGTTGGGCGGCGGAGCGGTTCTGCCAGTCTTCCATGATCCCGAAGTGGGTGCCGGTGATCGTGTCGTAGCCCAACACTTCCTCGGCGGTCATGCGGCGGCGTTCCATGTCAACCAGCCATCGCAGGCCGGTTTCTGGTTGGTGCAGCCACCATTCGACAGCCCAGTATTCGGTGGGGGACGGGTCGATGGTGCCGATGGACAGCACCGGCGGTTTCAGGTCTGGTGGCGGGTGCCCTGGTTGGCGGTCGTCGTCGATGCACCCGGGGTACAGCACCCCGTCCGGTCCCATCCCGCCGGTGGCCCACACACGCAAGATCAACGCGTTGGTGTCGGTGTTGGCGTTCTGCTGGTAGACAACCTCGAATTTTTGGCGGTTCGCCTGGCGGATTTGCACGAGGTCTTTCCACGGGAGGCGTTTCGGGTCGAGCAGGGGGCCGTTCGGCCAGGCGGGGGCGTTGGGGCGTTTCGATTCGATGCCGGTGTCGAGCTCTTCGTAGTACGCCTTGTAAACCAGGTGATGGTACATGGGGGTTTCCTGCTCGACGTCGGGGTCGTCGGGGTCCCATGTTTTCTTCGCCAAGCAGTGGGCGTACAGGTCGTTTGGTCCTAGGCGTTGCCCGATGACGGCGAGGAGGCCGCCGGCTTCGACGCGGGCTTCTGCGACCGCGTCCCATTTTTCGATGAGGCGGTCGCGGGCGGCGGATTCTTTCGCGTTCTCAGTGTTGGCTACGTCGTCGAACAGGCACAGGTTGGCGCGGTGGCCGATGAACTCGGCGTCCATCCCGTACGCGGAGACGGTGGGTTCTTTGTTGTTGATCGCCTGCTGTCCGTGCTGTTCGACGATGAACTCCTCTTTGCGCCACAAGCTGCCAGCCGAGATGGGGCGGAACCTGCCGTAATCAACTGCGAGGCAGCGGGTGGCGGGGACGGCGAGCCCTTTCGCGATCTCGTAGTCGGAGGGCATGATCGGCTCTGTGCGCTCGAGGGTGTTGCGTATCCGATCCGAATACTGTTTCGCTAGCACACCGGAGATGGAGCCGATGAGGATGCGGATGGAGCGGTCGCGGCAGATCATCCACACCGCAATGTCGTGCCACAGGGTGGATTTCCCGACGCCGGGGGCGACGTTCAGCACGACGCGTTCTTTGTCGTCGGATTCCAGCAGCGCTTTGATCTTGTACGCGGCTTCGACCTGCCACGGTGACGGCACCCGACCCAGGTACACCCTGCGGAAGTATTCGAAGTCCTCCAACCCTTTCCTTGCCTCGGCGCACAGCGCCGAGAGGGGGATGGGTCCGTTCAGCTCGTCGCTGAACGCCTCCCGCCGCGCCGTGGAGCGTTGCATCCCACCTTCGAGCGCCGCCGCGATCTCCCTCGTGTGCGCTTTCGTCGCTTCGCGGGCGTCGCGGGCTTTCTTCTCCCACTTCGACGCCGTGTTGACGTGTATCCCAACGTCGCGGGCTGCGTTCTGAATATTCCACCCGATCGCTCGCAGCTCCCAGTAGCGGGCCACATCTGAAGGGTCGATCCGTCGCCGCGGCACAACAAGCATCGTACCCAACCAGCGTCGCTGATGCTTGACACCGCCCCCCACCCCATGCCATCATCCCCTCGCAACAACCCAGCCCCACCACCGTCGGGACGACAGGAGGTGAGGGAGCAAGCCCCGAACCCGCACATCAGCCTGGTCAGCCAGCGGAGGGGAAAGTGGCCGGAAACGGGGACCGGTCCCACGCGGAAGCGCCGAAGGCGTCAGGACACTCGGGCGCGAGCTGCAACACCAGCAGCGTGTAAGCCGTGGGACGACCAACACACAACACCCCACCTGCACGGTGGGAACGAGCGTGAACCGTGCTCGGATATCCACACAGATATCCACAACGGTCGGGACTTCGGGTGCGGCAACCGAAGGGGGGGCACGTAACCAGGCAACCAACGCCCCAGAACGAAGGGGGCGCCGCCTCCGCCCGCAACAGCGGGCGGCGCCCCCATCCCCACCACCAACCCACCAACACGAAACCACCCACAACACACCCCACCACGAAAAGTGAACACAGCAGAGAAGGAGACACAACACACACGCCGCCGGGTGCCTCGGCACTTGCCCGGTTGCGTGCGCTCGTGTGCGGCTGGCGGGAGTGCCCTACCTCGACCCGTCGAGGTCGATGCATGGCCCCGGGTGGTGGCGTAGGTGTGCTGAGCAGGCGTGTTGTGGTGGTGGTGGCACTCGCGGCAAGCCTGTACGCGCCGGCGCGTGTCTGGTGTCTTGACATTGGACACGTCGAGGGGTGCTAACTTTAGTTAGCAGGACGGGTGCTTGCTGTAGTTAGCAGTCTGCTAGCGGTAGTTCGCAGTGTGCTAACAGTAGTTAGCAGCCTGCTTGCTGGAGTTCGCACTCTGCTAACTGGAGTTAGCAGTCTGCTAGCAGTAGTTAGCAGCACTCCAGCCTGTGCCGTGTGCCGTGTGCCGTGGTGCGGCACAGTGTGCCGTGTGGTGGCACGGCAGGCGGCGGTGTGCCTTGTGGCGGTACGTCGTGCCGTGTGCCGGCACGGCTCACCTCGACGCGGCTCGGCGAGGTCGTCGAGGTCGTCGTCGTGGTGCTCGGGGTTGTGCTTGACGCTTGGCTAGCGCCGGCGCTATGATCGGGTGTGGTGGCTTGTATGGTGCAGGCTCTCGATGAGGAAGGATGCATGACGATGGCGAAGAAGATCGAGGTGCTGGAGCTGCTCGGCGAGTGGGCTGATTGGCGGCTCGCTACGTGCGTGAGCTAGATGATTGACTGACTGACTGCACACCGCCCGCTGCTCGACTAGTTCGGGTGGCGGGCGGTGTCGCGTATGGCTTGACAGGGGTCAGCGTTAGCGTTACCATCGGGGCAGCGGCCCGCAACGGGTGGGCCACGGAAGGGAAGGGAAACTATGACGACCAGCAGTCACGGCACCGGCAACGCCGCCACTGGCGTCGCCGCCGTCGGCACCAGCATCGCCGTGGTAGGTGACACCTACGGTCACCGCCGCTACCTCCGCGACCTCATCGCACGCGCCTACCACCATCCGGCTAGCCGCATCGTGTTTGTGCAGTGCCCCGACTATCTGGCGCAATCGGAGATCGCCGCCCACAACCTGCACGACAGCTACGACGTGGTGATGACCACCTGCCGTCTGGTCGACCACCTGTATGACCTGCTCGAAGGGCCGCAGCCGAAGAATCAGGCGGTGCAGCTGGCGAATGAGCTCGTGGCGGGGGTGCAGCGATGAACCGCATCGACCCCGACGAGGTGGTGCGCGCCTTGTGCGCCGCCGCACAGTGGGCGCAAGCCGACCGCTGGGATGCGCGAGACGTCGACAACATCTACAAGGTGGTCGATCTGATCGAAGCCGGCGACATTGACGCCGCGACCGACGCGTACCTGTTTGCCGAGGATCGGGTGTCGCCATACGATCATTTCACCGACGGCGCATACCGTTACAGTCCGACGATCAAGCGTGCGGTTGAGGCAATGAACGCACTCGCGGGGGTGCTGGCATGAACCGGATCGAACCCGGCGACCTCATGGACACCGCCGAGGTCGCCGCCCATCTCGGGGTGGCGATGTCGTCGATCAGGGTTGCGCTCACCAAGCCTCGGTTGCATCCGAACCTGGCTGCCATCCTGCCGCCGCCGCTCCGCAAAGTTGGCGGGACGTGGGTTTGGCGGCGGGTGGACGTGGAAGACGCAGCCGAGCAGCTCCAGCGGCCCGGTGGGGGTGATGGCGTGGCGTGAACATCGGGCCGCTGAGCCGGCCCACCCCTAGCGCAGCGCACGGGCTGCGAACGTTCACGGCGTGGCTAGGGGACCATCGGCACCAACCGGTGTCGAGCAGCGAAACAGGAAGGGAAGGATGCAACGATGGACAACGAGACCAGGGACCAGCTCACGGCGCACGTTGAGTCGATCCGCGACATGCTCGAGCGGAAACTCAGCGGCGACCACTACGACGACGAGTGCGTCCCGTTGAGCGTCGAGATCACCTACACGCTTGAGGTCGTGTTCGCCACGGGCGGCCCTCACCTCGAGGCACGTATCCCGATGGTCCACGAGGCTTACGGATGGCAGGCAACCGGCTACGGCGCGGAGATCGTCGGCTGGTGGGGCAGCGAAAAAGTGACGGGCTCGCTGGCCCAGGATGTTGCCGCCATGCTCGTCGAGGAATACGCGTAAGCGGAGTGACCGCGAGAAACACCAACAGGAAGGGAAGGGATACCATGAATCCGAGCATGATTCACCATCTACCGGCGGCGGTCACCCCCGCCGTCGTCGACGATGAACGGGTGCTGTTCACCGTCGACGCGTCGACACTGCGCGCCGCGGTGAACGCGGTCACGCTGGCGGCGTCCACCGATCAGGCGCGGCCACTGCTGACCGGTGTCCTGGTCGACACCTGCGCCGATGGGGTGCGGCTGGTCGCGTGCGACAGCTACCGGCTGCACGTCGTCACCATCACCACCGAACGCGTCGCCATCGGTGAACCGTTCGCCCCGGTGAACATCCCCGCCGGCGATCTCGTCCGGATCGTGAAGGGCACGCCCAGGGTGCGGCGCGGTGACACCGAACCGGCGGTCCGGTTCGTGCTGGAGACCGGCGGACGGTCGGTGCGAATCGACACGATCACCCCCGATGGGGCGTCCACCGCCCAGGTGCGGCTGCTCGAAGGCGACTACCCGCAATGGGAGCAGCTGTTCCCACCGGATCGGGACGGGTTCCCGCTCGAAGAATCCGAGCCGGTCGCGTGGAACCCCGCCTATCTGGCGGATATCTGCGCCGCAGCGAAAGCGATCGGGGCGGACTGGGTGAAGCTCGCCCGCCTCGTCGACAACCGCAAACCGACCTTGTTCACCGCCCACGGCGTCGACACCGGTTGCGATCTGCTGGCGCTCGTCATGCCAATCAGGCTGCCGTGACACTCGGCTAGAGTGTCCGCCCCGCCACCCGCTGCCAGGTGGGCGACGGTTCACGACCGAGGCGGGGCACCACCGGCCCCAACCGGGGCCGGTTCACCAAAGGGAAAGGATGCACACGATGGACACCAACGAGACCAGGGACGAGCTGACGGCGCACATCACGTCGATTCTCGACATGCTCGACAAGATCACCAGCTACACCGACACCTACGACGACGAGCACGAGCACGACGACGAGCACGACCCGCTGAGCGTCGAGATCACCTACACGCTCGAAGTCGTGTTCACGACCGGCGGCCCGCATATCGAAGCGAGGGTTCCGGTGGTCCACGAGGGCTACGGATGGCAGGCGACCGGCCGTGACGCGGAGATCGTCGGATACTGGGGCGGTGTCGAGGTTCGCCGCCCACTGTCGGATGACGCCGCCGATATGCTCGTGGAGCGTTACGCATGGGCCGAATGACCCGACACCTGGACACGTCAAGGCTCACCGGCGCGGACCTCGACGCCATCGCCGCCGCCATCCGCGGCCACCTGCGAGCATGGCCGTACGACCCGCACACCCCCGACGACCTGACCCGTGTCGGGTTGCGAGCCATCGGCTGCACCGAGATTGACATGCGAGCAAGCGAGCTGGAGATGGTCGACCAGATGGCACGGTTCATTCTCGACGACCACCACCCGCCACGATCCACCGCCTAAGACCGTCCACCGAACGGCCCGCATCGACGCCACCACGGCAACGATGCGGGCCGTTCACATTCCACAAGGAAACCCGACCATGTTGCACGGCTACGCCCGCGTATCAAGCATCGGCCAGCAGGAACGCGGCACCATCGAAACCCAGACAACGGCCAGAGGATCACCCTTCACACCGACGACGGCATCTCCGGAGCCGAAGGCATCGACACCCGCCCCGCCCTCGCCGCGCTCCTCGCCGCCGTCACCGCCGGCGACACCGTGGCAGTGTGCAAACTAGACCGCCTCGCCAGAGACCTCATGCTGCAAGAATGGATTCTTGCCCAGCTGTGGCAGCGCGGCGCCACCGTCACCATCCTTGACGCCGCCGAAAACGCCATGGTCCTCGACCCGCACGACGCCAGCCGCAAGCTTGTACGCCAGATCATGGGCGCTATCGCAGAGTACGAGCGGGCGATGATCCGGGCCCGCACCGTCGCCGGGAAACAGCGAGCGCGACGCGACGGACGCTACACCGGCGGCCGGCTCGCCTGGTGGCAGCACATCGGCCCCGACGCCACCCCGGAAACCTCGCCGCTCGGTGCCGAGGCGGCGCGCATCCTCACCGTCACCCGCGCCCACGGTGGATCGTGGCGGCAGGTCGCCGCCGAGATCACCGCCCGAACCGGGCGGAAAGTGAACGCGAAGATGGCGTGGCGGTACGGTCAGGCGCTCGGCGTTGACACGGCCCGCAGCGGCGCATCCTCACCGTCACCGACACAACCCTGACCACGGCACCAGCATCGCCGGCGCAACACGCGGCCACGCCAACGCAGCCAGGCTGCGGATAGGGTGGGGGTGTAACGCCTGCTAGACGCCACCATCCATCGGTCCATCACCGAACAAACCGTCATCCACACGACGGGAACCAGGCTCGGCACCTGTATCGCTGATATCCCACACGATCGCCTGCCGACCTGACACGGTGCGCCGCCTCCGACCAGTGTTCACCACCACACCCGCCGCCACCAGCTCCGCGCGCCGCGACCGGATGCTCGACGGCGACGCCCACACCGGCCTCGCATCGAACATCGCGCACAGCTCCTCGTCGGTCATCGCCCCGAACCGGCGGTACAACGCGACGATGCGCTCCTGCACCAGCATCGTGTTCGACACGGATCGTGCAGCCAGATGCGACGTGACCGGATCAGACACCCGCGCCCGCGCACCCCACAACGACTCCTGGTTCACAACCTCAACCTCCATCCGTCTAGCAGTGGTCGCTTCTCATCGCCCACATCCTTGCCCTCTCATAGGGGCCGAACCCGCCGCGCACACCCCACAAGAACTGGGGGTCGGCAACCTCGAACGACGCGGCGTCCCTGCCACAATCGACACGCACCGGACAGTGTTGGCACACGTCGACGGTGGCGACCCCACCACGGCACGCCGCGTGCTCATGCCACCCTCGACGCGGCTCCCCCATCGCGAACCGCAACATCCACGACACCTGCAACGCTTCACGTCTGCGCCGCACCATCACCTGGCTAGCCATCATCCCTCCTCCACCTGCACCATCACCGACGGTTTCCGCCCCGAACCCGTCCCCCAATGACGACAGACAGGCGGCTGGGTCGAAGCCCACACGTCCACTGTCTGCCCGCACACCGGGCACCGCCAACGCCGCCACCGCCCAACACTCACAACCCCACCCCCTCACGAGCGGTGATCTCGACGGTCACCATCAACCTGCCCCCGGCACGCACCACACCCGGAGCCGGACGCAACACCGGCTCCACCGTGGTCACCCACTCGGAGGTGTCATCAGGCCACAGGCCGGCGTCCACCAGCCCGTCAACAATCGGTTTCACCGTTGCGAACAGGTTGTGCGGGTCACGAGCTCGGCGGGTGGGGACGTCCAAATGGCAGCGCACCACCGACGGTGGCAGCCGACGCCGTGACCTTCCTGGTGGCATCTGCTCGACCGCAGCCATGTGTGCGGCGTGACGCCACGCCGCGACGAGACGGGCGCGGACACGCCAATGATGGCGGTCGTTGAGTGACAGCAGTCGGGCCGGCTGCGGAAACGACACCACCACAGGGGACCGTGCGGCGGTCATCGGTCCTCCCACCGATCGGAGCGCATCAGGTGGCGGGCGACCGCCACGAACACCGCCACTGTTGCGAGCAACACGAACACGGTCACTGATCGACGGTTCGGTACTCCAGGGCGACTTGAGGCAACCGGCAGTTCAACTTCGTGATCGCCACCGCCCTCTCGACGGCAGGCCCCTCTGACACCTCGTAGTCCAGCACCCGCCCGAGCCTCGCCAACAACTCATCCAAGAGTTCCTGCGTGGTTGCCAGACCGAGATATGGCCGATCCTCTGAGTTCATCTGCTCACTCATCTGATTCTCCTTTCGCTCTCGCTTTGATTTGCATGACAGTCACTTGGTCACCGCCAGCCACAACCAATCAGCCGCATCGGCGCACTCCTGCCGCCAACGATCTTGATCCTCGGGTGATCCCTTGCCCCATCCCCACGGCACACCGGCGATCATCTCGCGGAACTCACCGAACGTGCCCATGAAGCAGCCGCCGCCGATCATCGGCTCGTCCAGCGAGTCATGCGCCCACGCGGTGAGCATCCGCCTGCCCTGGCCGACAGGGCCAATGGCACCCCACTTGATCCCAACAGCACCGACCAAGTTGGCTCCGGCCAGGTTGGCTCCGAGCAGGCTGGCTCCGGCCATGTCGGCTCCGGCCAGGTTGGCTCCGGCCATGTCGGCTCCAGCCAAGTTGGCTTCGGCCAGTTTGGCTCCGATCATGTTGGCAGCGATCAGAATGGCTCCGGTCGGGGTCGCTCCGGTCAGGATGGCTCCGGCCATGTCGGCTCCGGCCAGGTTGGCTTCGGCCAGGTTGGCTTTGGCCATGTTGGCTCCGGCCAGGTTGGCTCCGACCAGTTTGGCTCCGACCAGTTTGGCTCCGACCAGGTTGACAGCGAACAGGTTGGCTCTGGCCAGGCTGGCTTCAAACAAGATGGCTCCGGCCAAGTCGGCTTCAAACAGGGCGGCTTCGTACAAGATGGCTCCGGCCAAGTCGGCTCCAACCAAGTCGGCTCCAACCAAGTTGGCTCTGACGCCTTCCTTGCCGTTCGATCTGAGCCACCGGTCATGGGCGGCAAGAATGTTGGCTAGTTCCTCAGCGTTCATCGGTCCCCCCGTTGAGCAGCAGCTCAGACCAAGACCAGTCCGACACCCAATGGGATCGCAACACGAACTCGTTGCCGGCAAACTCGAACGGCCCGAACTTGCACGCCCGCACCAACACGAGACGCAGCTTCCTGTGCTCACCGTCAGGGCAGCCCATTCCGAGCGACTCGGCAAGAAGCCATGTGGGATACGAACGGCGATGCGTGCGAACAAGGTCGGCGGCGACGAACTGTGTCAAGCACACAACCGACGGGCCGAGCACAGAGGTTGCGTATCTCACGAAGTCGAGGGAGGTCACGTCGACTGCGAGAAACTTTGACGGTTGAAGTTCGGACCAGCGGAAATGCAACGCGATAGGCAGCGGAGACGGAACCTCGCTCGGCGGCGGCCACTCCAAGTTGCTGGTGGTGGTCATGGGCCCACTCCTTTCGGGAAGCATCGGCGGCACGGTCGGGCGAACAGGTCAGCGTGGTCACGGCGAAGATGCGACCAGCCCATGATCCGGCGCTCGATCCACGCACCGCATAGCGTGCCGATGGTTCGATCCCCGACCCATCGGATGCTGTGGTAGGTGGGG